GAGGTGTTTTCATAAAAGTTTCCGTTGTTGTAAGCTTTTGCACCGGGTGGGTATGTTGTTGATACACTCCAAGTTTCTCCGTCTAAATAAGGGCACTCAAGTCTGGATTCAACCCAGACATATTCGTCTAAGTCATTCTTAAGGTAAACCTTGTCTCCCACAAGGTCAAAATCTTTTTGTACAGAGTTCTGTGCTACAGGGTCCCTTGTCCAAAGTGCAATGATTTGTCCAAAGCCATTCGGCAAATTTACACTGCGTCTTCCGTCGACAAGTGTAGTGGAGCATTTTTCTAATTTCTTAAGGTCTGTCCATTCGTGCATTTCCCAAATAGTACGTAACCTCATGTTCACAAGGTCCCTAAGCATTACAAATCTTTGATTAGTAGACAAGTCCCTGTCTAGGCCGCAAAGTTGCAGAGCCGGAAACAAGATTTGTTCATAGGAGACTGTACGCATTTTAAATTGTCCTACCGTATGCATCAAACAGGCCTTTAGTGCCGTTGACACGAACCGTAGTCTTCTCCGCTTTGGAGTTAACTAGGCATTCCGGGTTATCCTTCCAGAAACTTTTAACGAAGTTATCGTCTTTCCAGCAAGCATACCCAAGTCTTTGTCCCCAGTAGTGGTAGGAATCTACTGGTATTCTAGCGGTTAATTGTCCGAGTCCATCCACGTGTTTGTGGAGTTGTCGGTTTAAGGCTACCATCGCCTGTTTTTGAGCTTCAGCCTGTGCTTTACGCAAATTCCACCCAGTACGAAACTCCTCAAGCATAGGCAAGAGGAGCTCGTCTGGAATAGAATCGTGTAGATTAGTGGCTACTCCAGCCATTAATTAGGCGTTGTTCGCTTTGTAATCGAACATACCGAACGTCAGAGGCGAATGGACTAACAGTGCAGCCATTGCTTCCATCATTCGACGAGGACCACCACCGTTTTCGGTCAGCTCACGTACTTGTGCGATGTTTCCACCGTAACGTACTTCAAGCATATCCCAAGGGATGATGAATCCTTTGCACTTAGCATTTTCTAAGTGGAGGTTTGCACGATATTTAGCGAGCGTAGACGCAGCGTCACGGTCAGCAGCACTCGAAGATGCAGCTACAAATGATGCTAGGTAAGTTGCATGCTGTGCGTTAGCAGAAGCAGTTAACATGTCTGCCTTTTTGGTGGCAAGAGTTGCAGCCGAAACGGTGATAGCACCATTGGTTGAACCATCGCTTACAAGGGCTTTAACACGATTATCTTCAGTAGTAACACGACCATCATACAATGTAAATGTGGACACGTTGCTAGTTACAGTTTCAACAATGGTGTAAGGATTTACGCCAGCGTGTAAGAACTGAGAAGGAACGAGTGCTAATTTACCGAAGTCTCCCTCGAAGTAATCAACCGATGCACTGATAGTGTCGGAAGAGGCATCACGTGTAGAACGAATACCGGTAGAGGAAGAAGGACCAGAAGGAGAACGTGTGGTGTAAACAAGCTCAGTGAACTGACGCTTTAATTTAGTACCAACAACTGCTTCGTGATTCTTGAATTGACCGGTTTGTTCGTAAACAGAAGTCATAACGTCTTGAACGGTGTTTTCGTTCAATTCGCTGACGAGCGTGTTAGTACCAACAATAGAGGTTTCAGGGGTGACGAAGTTAGCGTCGATTGGCCAGATGGTTTGATTTTGTACGCCATACTTATCGGCATTGGTCGTTGCGATTGCTTTGTCTTTTTTAATCCAAGCAGTTAAGCAGCGAGTGCGATAAGGAGTGGTGCCGTCATCAAGTGCAGGCAGAATGTCCGAGCTAAAAGTAACTTCCATCGAGCGTTTAAGGTCGATAGTGGCTTTTGCTAATTGGCGGGACAGCTCATCTTTTACACCAGCGATATTAAGAATATCTTGGGTTAAGTTTGAGACGTGTACCGAGCGACGGAACAAGTGAATATTGTTTTCAACTTCAGTTCTGTATCCAAGCGTGTATTGCTTGAAGTCAGGATTGCTGTTGGGGTTGGTAGGGTCTACATCCTTACCGTCAAGAATACCGAGTTCCACAGAAGGTTCTGGGTTACGGTCTACTTGCCAGCGGAAGGTTGTATTTCCTGGCTTTGCTCCACGTTTGGACATGGAGGTGATGGGCGTTTCTTTAGCGTCCACGTTGGTGATTAGGTCAGAAAGTTCTTCTCTGATACCCACACGTGCACCGGTTAAGGGGCGAGTGTTTTGGAATTGGCGTTCGAATAGTGATGCCATAGTGATGATGATTTGAGTTAAACGAACTTATTTTTGAAAACATCAGCCAAGTCATCTAACGATGCAGAACGACGATATCGAGTGGCAGCTTCGCTTGCTTTGCCGGCATCAACAGTTCTTTGTGTTGATGGTGGGGCAAAATTGCTACTTGATGGCATTACAGGAACCCTTTGATTAATAGGAGCGTTCCTTTTAGCAGCAGACTTTTGCTGGGTATAAGAAACCATTCCATTAGCCAAGTGAGCTGCATAAATTTCATAATCAGGAAATTCCTTAATAGCTGGTACCGCTTCGATAAATCGCTTGGCGGCAATGGCTCTTTGGTCTGACACATCGTCAAGCCATGGGAACTCTTTTCGAGCCGCAGCTTTATACTGTTGGCTCGCTGATAGATAATTATACTGCTGTGGGAGATAATCTTCGATAGCTTTGATTGCATTAACTTTCGCTTTTGCAATTTGCTCTCTTTCGATTGGCTCTTTTCCGTCCTCGTAATAACCGTCCGGATAACGCTCACAAAATAGTCGGATTTCTTTTTGTCTCTCGTACTCGGCCTGAATTTTAGATTCAGAATCCAGATTTCCAAAAGGATTTTTAGAATTTGCTGGTCTTGCTGAATTGGCCTGTTGACGCTTGATTGACTCAAGTTCCCCTTCTAATTGTTTTGCCTTCTCCTCTGCTTCTTTACGTTGTGCTGTAAGTTTTGCAATCCTCTTGGTAACGCCCTTGGGCATTTCCTGTTCGGTGCGAGACTCTTCAACTTCTGTTTCTCCTGTAACACTATTGGTATCGTTTTCTTCTCCAATAGCATCCGGTGCTTCATCCATTTGTTCGTCAGCCAATGGAGCGGGCTCAGTTATCTGACCGTCAGATAACACTCTCTCAAAATAATTGGAGAGTTTTGCATCATCACTGAGGTCGGCCTTCTCAGTTGTTTGGGGCATGAGTTGATTAGCCTCGGGCTCAAGTCCGAGTTGTTGTTCGTCGTTATTAGGATTTTGTTCCATATGCCAGCGTTACTTAGTACGCAGAAGTGGGTTTAGAGTATTCATTATTGCAGCAAAGCAACTATTCTCAGTCTACTCGAGGTGATTGGTGTGGTTTGGATTGATTTCCGTCTGTGCGGAACTTCAACATGAACTCTCTTTCTGATTGAAGTAGTCTCAGGATGTCATTTAAGCCAGAAATTCTTCCAGCTGAGTGAGCTCTGGCTTCATTTGTGACGTTTTTTTCCATAACGTTAACAAGTTCGTTTTGGAATTCTGAATCAACAATAACCAAAATAGCTTTATACAGCTCTTCAGCGTCTTTATTGATGAATCCAAACGCTTTCGTGCTTTCAGGGATATTATTTTCCATAGATTAGAACATTCCTCCCATTGCACCGGGCTGAGGAACTCCGCCCTGTTGCTGCATTTGCTGTTCAGGGGCCATTTGTTGCTCTTGTGCTTGCTGCTGTTGTTCGGCCATTGCTTCTTGAATATCTTCTTGGGCACTAGATACGCCAATTCTTCCAATTTCTTTATTCTTTTGTTGTTCAATAGACATTTGCAAGTTCTTGGAATAATTTTGCAGCAGAATCTGGAATATTTGGTCGCTTTGCATAGCTTGCTGTGCTTTGGGATTCTTTTGAATAATTTCTTGTAGGTATTGCATCTTTGTTGGTGCAGATGGGTCATTCTCAACATACTGAGCTTCGTTACCAAGCATCATCATACCAACATCATTAACAACATCTTTGTACAATTTCTGTGAAGCGGTAGTTTGGTCGATGACCAATTCTCTAGCGGCATCAGGACTAATTGCTTCCATGATTAATTTAACAAGTTTGTTTCTATCAATCACGCCACCAGTATCTAGAGGGACAACTGTAGTAACAATTGACTTAAGTTTTTCCATTACAAACTCTGGGTCTGTATCACGAACGTCAAAGCGTACGTTGAAATCGTATTCGCTGTGAATATCATTCATTCCTTGCTTCAGCGGTGCACCAGTAATTCTTTCAATTTCTTCTTCCGGCATGAACTGAAGGCACAATGAGAACAGTTGTTTATAACATTGTGTCCAGAATGATAACCAATTGTTAACGTGAAGCTGTTGAAGCATCTTAACTTTATTTGGGTCTACTGTTTCTCCAACATTATAACCGTAATAATTTCCAAGATTGGTTTCAATTTGGGTAATTACGTTAAATGCATACTCTGCACGACCCTGTGGGGGTTCCAACCAAGTGTAATCGTCTTTATTGGTTACAGGAAGTACTTGTGCAGGTGCAATTCTGTTTAATGCACCAATGCGTTTTACAACTTTAACCGGAGGAAGAACTTCAAATGCCGTTCTGTCACGAATTGCGTCGTGCTGTGCTTTGATTTCATCTTGCTCGGTTTTGGAAATTTCTGGAATGCCCCTAGATTCGGTTGTTTGGCGTCTGGTCATTTCATGTCTTAATGCAATAAACGGATATTCACCGTGTGCATAGTTTAACATATCTTGAATTGCATATTCCTCCGAACCAACCTGCGGAGAAAATACGGTGTAATAGATTGATGGAATGTCCTTTTCGTCTAATTGGCGGTAATAGGCCCATACAACTTCAATTAGGTAATCACCACGTTGTATGTTTGAATTCAACATTGTGGTTGTTGGAACTAAATTTGGGTCATTAAAATAATAATGATTGCCCATTGTTCTTACGGCTTTTTCCACAAAGGCCTTATCCCAGCCGGCATTGTTAACCATTGAGCGTAACTCAACTTCTGTCATGTATTGTCTGCGAAAGATAACACGTGCTTTTTGTAAATCGGAAGTTTCCGGAGGGAAGCACACTTCGTCAAAGGGTTTTAATGCAGTTACAATCGGAAGGTTCTTTTCGATGTATATTTCTTCTAATTGCCCCTGACCCTGTTCACGCATTTCTCTGACGAAAATTTTCATTTCCTTCGTTTTCATCTGAGGGAGCGATTGTTTTAATAACTCAATGGCGTAATCTTCTTTTGTTTCATCCATGATTGCCTTGATTAACATAGCCGTGTTGTTGGTGCCCATTTGTTGCTCTTGCATTGCAACTTCTTGCAACTCTTGCATTGTCATTGTTTGCTTACGCAAACCGAGTTTTCTGTCCCAAGATACCTGTACTACTGTCCAACCATAAGTTAGCATATAATCGGCTGCTAGTTCAGCTTCACGTTTGAGCTCTGGATTCATCTTTGTTTCAACCAACCAACGCATAAGGTTGGTGGCCGACGATGCAGCCATAGTATCGTTGATTTCAGTTCCACCAACTTTAAGTGTACTTGCATTAAACGCAGTCATTAATAACGCTTTTTGGTCACGAATAAGTCTATCGACTAATCTGCAGCGTACGTCTGAAGCTCCTTCAAATGGAAATGCCGGGTCACCCTCTGGTCTAGCCCATGAATGCTTTTTGCCGTCATCAGTTTGTCCGGGCCATCTTGCATAACGAATGTCATCGGCATAAGTCATCTTTGAAACCATTGTTCCGTGATATGCAGAACGCTGGTATTCAACTAATAGTCTTTGGATATCTGGTTTCTTTTCGTGATACGAAATAGGGTCACGCAGATATTTGTGGTCAGATAATTTATTTGGTGTTAGGGACATTTTCTTCAGTTCTCGATTTTAGGAAATTATTAATATCGTCACGGTAGAACATGTTCTGACCGCCTTGGGTCTTGAACACTCTAAGGACTTTTGCTTTTCGCAACCTAATGAACGTTGTTTTTGACAATCCATAGAGTCTTGCTGCGTCCGCTAGGCGGATGAGTGGTGGGAGCTGATTTGTATTCATGATTAGTAAGAGCCTCCTCCAATTGCTTTGTAAGTATCGGAGTCACCGTATTCGGGTTGCATGACGGCAAGGTATCTTAATGCGTCGATTGGGTCTTTGGACGCACCCTTGTCTCCATCTGTTCCGGTCCATTCTCTCATGCACCAGATTAGATTTTTGCAACTCCACGATATGTAAAGTTTTGGTTGATTGACCGTGCTAATTTCGGAATTTTGGTCGTAGGATAGCCAGTCGTTGATAATAGAAATTCCCTCTTCAAGTCTTAATCCGGCAGCAGGGGTAAAGAACATCGGATTAGGTTCTTCATCTAATAATTGAGTTAAAGTTGTTCCACCTTCTTTGGTTATAACAGGCGAACCACCGGCACGTGGGTCAATATATCTGTCTGCCATAACTTCACCTTTTTCTAAATCTAAAATTAATTGTTTAATTTCGCTTAATCCCATACCGGCACCTTGCTTTTGAGCTGGTCCGGGTCTTCCGTCAGGTTTTTCTCCTGACATTGCCCATTCACCAAGTGAAATATCCGGAAACTCACGATAAATATATTTGTTTCCGTTTTTGTCCACACGCAGCCAAAGCATAAACCAATTTCTAGAACCAGCAGGGTCAACCGCCATGTAATTAGTTCCTTCTGCTGGGATTTGTGAATCAGCAATAATGTGTGCGTCTCCAAATCTATTAAATTGTGAACCAGCTAAAGAATCAGCCCAGCCGTAGGCTCGAATTTTTACTTCGTACGGACCACGACCACTCAGTGCTAACTTAATTTGGCTAAACGGTGAGTACTTATTTAAAATAGAATGAAACCAAATTACATTAGAAGATGCACGTGTGCATTGTGCAATGTATGGCATGTATCCCTTGGGGATTCCCGGAACATTTTGAGTATCAGGAAGCAAATCTGCAAACAGGGACTTTTTAATGCGGCAGCCGGAAACGTATTCCTTAACCACAGGGGTAAATCCGGTGATAGGCGTAAAAGTTAAAATCATTTTTCCGGAGCGAGTAACCAAACGATAACGCAATGTTTCAATCCAATCTTGCGGAACAAGCTCATCGCACCAAATTAAATCCGGCTCACCACCTTCAATAACTTTCTTTTCCTGTCCGTAATTCATAAAGAAGCATTGGCTTTTATTAGGCAGAACAAACGTTGCATCGGTAAAGCCGTTTTTTTGTGAATACTGGATGTTGGTAACTTTGGTTTTTCTAGCCGTCTTAAATTCTGGCGGCATATATTTCCAAATCGCGGCTTGTTGCATCTGGATTGATGTTTGAGAAGTAGTATGCAGACACCAAACACGACAGTTGGGGCGTGTGCTAAGTATTTGCATAACTCGCTTTGCAGCGTACTCCGTTTTACCGGCACGATTTCCTCCCATGATTAGTAGTTCGGTCCCAGACATCAAAAGTTCGTCGGCATCAGCCCAACTTTGCGGCTCGTACCCATGTCTGTATGGGTCTTGCTCTTCGGCTTTAATTTTTTCTTCTCTGCGGTTTAAAATTTCTATTGTGCCGTTGCTGCCAACAGTTTTTACCAATTCTAATATTTCATCTTCTGTCGGAAGGTGAATGATTGGATGCTTTGTTAGGGTCATTCCAGCAACCACTTCCGTGTTAGAACTCATTGGTCTTCGTCCTGCATTGTACTAAATGTTGAATTTAGTCCTTTTACGTTAGCCATTGTTGCTGATAGTGGAACAGCACCATCCCAGCTAAATGGGCTTATTGTCACTCCGTTGTTTAAACCAAAAGTTCCATGGTGTAATCCTATTCTTGAAATATTTGGATTTCCGTCACCAATTGCAGCACTAGCTAATCTTGATGTGTGCTTCCACATAGGGGAATAATCAGCACCACCAGAAAAAGGAACTCCTCGTCCGAAGGACGAATTTTTTATATGGCTATTCACTCCCGAGGAGTGAATCCCCTTATGTTGCTTAATTGGGGGACCTGCCGTACTTAGTTTTTTTTCTGTAGGTGGAATTTTAGCAGATTCAACAGGTTTTACCGGTTGTTCTTTTTTTTCTGCAACAGGCGATGAATACGTCTCTATTTTACTTTCGTGTGCTAGTAATTTAAAAACAGAAGCATCATCACCCCTCTTGTTGTATTCTTTAATCCTATCATCTCTAACAGTTGGCGATGAGTCACCCGGCTGGAGTTTTTCATTTCCAGCCGACGGAACAATAACGTCTTTTTTTTCTTCAGCCAATTATTTATAAAAAACTGCTTCGATTAAATCGTTTATTTTTTTCGCAACGGTGGAGTAGCTCTCAAGCACAACGCCAAGAATGTATCCAACTACGAACGTACCGGCTAGTAATACAATGTATGACATTAGCATTCCTCCTCCGGTTTGCACCAGCCCTTGCCGGATTTGTAATTCTTCTTTGGCATCTTCTCCATCTTCATTTCCATGTCATGTTGATACTCTGGTTCTTTCTTGAGGTTCTTCTCCATGCCTTCAGCCATGCGGGATTCCATCTTCTCATGCATCGCATGCTCCATGGGTTCGGATTTCTTATCTTTCTTGGGGTATTTGGGTTGTTGCATAATTATTTATTTCGTTTGATTAGATTGTTAATACGTAAAAGTGAAGTAGGTCGATGTTCGCAGTAGTACTTACCGCCACGGAAAATAACTGCAATCGGCATCTTGGGCTTGAAACGTCTTGCATCGTTTACAGTGGCAAAGACTGACTTTCCGTCTGACAACTTCACTAACATAATTCGGATGTTGGGATAATCGCAGCGAAGAACGGTTGCTTGTGTAATCTCTTCCTTCGGCAATTCTGCCGGAGCCATTACTTCGTTTGATTCAGTCTTGAGCTTAAAATGAGCATAAAGCCTATCAAGTCCAGCAACGGTGTATTTAACAGGACATAAGTGAACTTGCTTGTTAGGTAATAACTCTCGTATCCAATCCTCGCCCTGAACGAGTGAAGATTTGCGGTACGCCTTAAGTTCGTCTTTAGGTACTCCATATAGGTCGATGAATTCTTTCTCACGCATGTTAGTTTCGTAAATGGCTCTCCACGGCATCAAAGTATTTCTTATCCATGTAATTGGCTCGTTTAATCTCTACGCCAACATACGGCACCGGATTGCGAAACTTCATCACCTTGCCAAAAGTGATTTGTGAATCGTCTGCCCAAAACCCCAACTTTGTCATGGCGTCACACACAGACTTGCAAATGTTGTCAAAGTCCGGCTTGGTTGTCATTGGTGCTGGTTTACCCTTGTCGGACTTGATTAATGGAAAAGCAAAATAGAAAGTAACTTCAAGTGGGCCGGTGAACGGAACGTCCGGCTTGTGCTTCGCAGCAACGAACATAAAGTCTTTAATCCACTTCTTAATCGGTGAACTAGACATCTTGCCAACAAACTGTCGACCATCCTTGGTCTTCAAAATTCGGAGGTTAGCTTGGTGAGTGCTGCGGATAGGTTCGAGCTCTGCAATAAACTTCTTGGTGAAATAATCTTGTGGAGTATCTTCCTGCATTGACAGGAATGAATAACCTAATCTAATGGCTGTCAAATGGATAACGAGCGTCTTGATACTAATCCTTCATCGAACCACAATGCAAAGAGGGTGTCGAAGGAAAGACGAGATGCCGTTGAGCAAAAGTTACGTGAAGGAACTCCAATCTTGGAAATAGCCAAAGAGGTGCAGATGTCTCCGAACAATGTCACCGCCATCAAAAAAGAAATGCCTGAGTCTACCGGACTTCAGGACGAATTTAAAGCAGTCACCGTTCGAAACTTAAAAGCGTTCGTGCAGCAAGCGTCACACAAACTCTTGACTGAGCTTGATGACTTGCACGTATCCCAGATACCTATCGCCATGGGTATCGCAATTGACAAACTTCAGACCCTCCAAGACCAGCCCCAAGCAGTGGTCGAACACCGTTTCAGCATTTCACACGACGCCATAGATAAACTGCTAAAATCTAAGGGCATAGGAATAAAGCGTGATGATTCCGGTGTAATTGACATTGAGGTTTCACAAGAGCGTCCAGAAAGCACTAAGAAGTTCTTGGAGTGGTCTAGTGACCCTCGTAGTTTTTTGGATAAAAAAGGATAATCTAGCTATCCGTAACAGATTTTCGAAATTTCTATGTCATCGACCCCCCCCGCCCCCTTCATCATTAGCCGGTAGGTCATGTATGGGTGTGGACTAGACATAATACATATTGTGCGACATCCAATCATGACCATCTTAGTCATAATGCGTGTCAAAACATGACAACATAGCTAAGGGTACTTGACACCGGTGATGTTCTTTAAAGGCTTACCATGCCTCGCACGTCGGGTTATCTAGGGTATATCCTATTCATCCCCACCAAATAGCTTGAGGTATATCAGTACTGCACAGTACATACTGAATACCATGCAAATGAATTCACCCTCAGAGTACATTACGTGTCCTGAACGGTAATGTGTTGCAGGTAATCCTCCACAATTCGGTAATGGGCACTAGGATGACCTTAGAGGCGTTATCATCACCACCAATGGTCAGACGTGAGCCAGCGTATCCGGGCGTCTTGATGCACATACGTAGGAACTGTTTGAGGTCATCTACGTTGAATACATAGGACATGCAGCAGCGGTCATTGAGCATGAAGTTGTGGCACCAATAGTCTGATGTGGTGACTGCAATACCGGAAGGGTGGCTGCGGCATTCATACTCAAATACTGCATTACCTGTCTCAGCCCATCTATCACGCTCAGTCTTAACCTCCATCTTAGCTTGGTCTGTACCTAATATCTTGAGCCATTGCTCACCCTCTTGACCATACTGTAAATCAATATCAAATTTGGCTAGCTCCCGAACTTTATCACGACGTTCTAATTCCATAACAATGGCATGCCTGATTCACGCAGTGATATGTGGTGGGCTAATAGGATATTCTCATAACGTTCGCCATCGGCTAGCTTACGCTTGGATAAACGTACTTTGTAGCCCACAGATGTTAATGGTGTGATGTCATTGGCTGCACACATACCATTGGGCTCAAATGGGCTATACACTAATTCAAGCCCATCCATATATGGTATTTTCTTCAGTATGCTTGGGCCCAATGAATAGCATGCATACAATAAACGTGGGCTTGGTGGTGCTGAGTGATACAATTGAAATTGTAATGTAATGGCTGCTAATAGCGTGTATGCGTATTCACCGGCTGGTTTAGCTTTGAGTGCATCATGATATGGATACACCTTCATATTGGCTCGCTTACGCATGACACTAATATCGTCCCACGCAGCTTGGTGTATCTGGTACAAACCAAGGGCAGGACCATCCGGTGCATTAAGGTCACCACGTGCAGTTTCTACATTGTCTGATTCAATCAATGCCAGAGCCCCTAATAATGCTCTGTGGTCTTGGTGGATTGTCTGAATCATTTGCTTGCCCATTGGTTTGTGAGTAGTGTTAATGGTGTCTATGGCTAAACAATCATCACACAACAAACGTAAGGCAAATAAAAATATTAATCCGCTTCGCAAGAAGCTTGGCTTGAGTGGCATTGAGTCGTTCATACGTGATTATCAGATTGATTCACGTTGTGAGGATATGGACAAGATGATTCTGCTAGAGCCACGTGATTGGTTAGATTACGCATGCGTGGGCGTATCGGATTATCAAGGTGGATATCGTGCAGTGTATGATTTAAATTTGATTGAGCATCTGTACGCATTGCAATTCGCATACAGTGAATACAAATGTAAGAGTATACCGGATTTAATTGAGCGTGGTGTTGATTGCTGGGACTCTGCAATTGAGTGGGTGGACTACAATACAAACGTAGAGGGTGCCTATCCACGTGCCAATGCCCCGATATTTATCAGGTCAAATGACCCGGAAAACTTCCAAAGTGCCGAAAAATGGCATAAAGTGTGGTAAATATCACGTTGTATATCAACAACTTACGTAAATCTACGTAAATAGTTCAAAGTTCGTGTTGACGTAGGTATAAATACTTATTCTACTGATGGAGTAGTTAATAACTACACGCTCTTTAACAATCAATTTACCAGCCAAAAGGTGACGTTTCAAATCAACGCTTACTAACAACGGCTCACTGTACGGCTGGTTCACTTTATGGGAAAGTAACTCAATGGATAGAGTGCTTGTCTACGAAACAAGATGCTGGAGGTTCGAGTCCTCTCTTTCCCACCATTTCCAAAACCAATTTATGGGAAAGTAACTCAACGGATAGAGTGCCTGTGTTCTAAACAGGCGGCTGGAGGTTCAAGTCCTCTCTTTCTCACCATTTCCACCACAACAACAACAAACAAACACAACAACAAATGAATAAACAAACACTGATAGCCATCGCTATCGTACTAGACGTAATGATTGCCATAGGCATCCTCATTATAGCCGGTATACAACTCGCCTAATAAGCGAGTCCACTTTCACCAACACACACATACAACAATGATAAAACCAATGCACAAACTAACAGTTAAAAAACTGAACCACCTACCTTCCCTGTCCGAAGAGACATATTGCTTCTCAGCATATGTGTACGTCGACAACAAGGTAATAGGCAAAGCCAGCAATAATGGCACAGGCGGCTCTACCGATTTTCATCCTAATGAACTCGGTCAAGCTTACCTCACCAATATTGTGGCCAGAAACAGACTCATCGAACTTATCGATGATGCCGTAGACGCCAAAATCAAAGAAAAGTCTCAAGCCAAAGAACTCAAGAAAATCAAAAAGCACATGCTCAAAGCAGTATTGTTCATCAATGATATATCAGAGGGCTTATGGTCTTACAGATATATCGAACTTAAGGGCAAACCGGTATTAACCGACGCTCAACAAGCATCAATTATTGATGGTCTTAAAAAGAAATATGCAGAACCGATTATCCTTAACGGTAAATCTGACGCTGAACTATTACAACTATTAGCCATCTAATTTCCAACCATACACATAACATGAGTACATACAAACAACCAAAAAATCCATATGGCATTAAATATGCCAGAGGACAAAACAACAAGAAACAAAGTGCCTCCATCAGACCAGCCGGTGCAACCACCAAGGATTGCAAAATTTGCGGCTCACATATGAATGTGAAGTACTTCTACAAAACTACCGGCAAGGTATGCAAAAAGTGCCACGCAGTAAGATGCAAACAATATTACCTTGATAACAAGGCTAAAATTGCGGCTCACCATGCAAACAAATACCAAGAAAGAAAAGCTAGCCTTGAATTAATTAAGGCTCACGAATTGGTACAAAAGTATGCAGCAAGTAAGCCAAAGACATTCTTACAAAAACTGAAAGGTTTATTTAGTAATGCATAAACACTTTGAACTAACAAAATCAGAGATACAAGTATGCAAACTAATCTGCAAAGGTTTCACACAACAACACATTGCCAAAATTACCAAACGAAGCATAAAAACAATTAACAACCACACCGGAAACATATACATCAAGCTTGCTAAACATGGCGTTAAAAACGCTGCAAGTCTTGGTGTGTTCTGTGTTCAAAAAGACATTATTAATTACGACTATGACAAAAAAGAAAAACAACTCAAAGGGAACTAAGGCCATCTTTCTAGATGCCAAAGACAACACGTTGTCTTACGTGTATATCAAACACTACACAGACATATACAAACATTGCAAATTTGGCACGTTCACCACGGTGAATATTGCTAAAGGCGATGTCATGTATGTGGATGATGAGGGCTTAATCAACGGAACCGATTTTGGTTTCGATATTGAGGGCTATCCGGCACCAATCATGGGTAATGCTATCATCATGAGCACCAACAGATTAACCGGTGACGCTGCTAATGTTAAACATACCATCAGACAAATCGCAAAAATGAGTAATTCTTTTCTTGTTAAAGATGATGTTATCGTACAACATAAGTTCACACAACAAATACTAAAATGATAACACAACACGACACATCTGAGTCGCTTTACAAGGCGGCTCAACAAATCGAGTCAGTCATGGCTACATTAAAACAAGCCAATGAGGACGAGTACTCAACACATCTTGAGGTATTAAAACACATCAAGAAACACATCTTACTTAACCTCCATAAAAATGACGCACAAAAATAAATACATTGGTGAACTGTTCTCTAGCTTCAAACTAGATTTCGTTCACTCTCAGCATCGTACCGGCTTCCCAGAAGCCGAGTACCGCAAGTACCCTGCACTTAATCAATCCTTCTTAAAGGACATTAATGCGGTATCACCATACAATGCAGAGTTCAAACGTGACCATCGTGACGAGCCAACACCAGCAATGCGTATTGGTAGTTTGTTTCACGCTATGTCATTAGAGCCCGAAATTGTAGACACTAATTACGCATTGATGCCCGAGGGTATCGACAGACGCACCAAGACCGGCAAACAGGAGTATGACGAGTTTATGCTTCAGTCTGAGGGTAAGACCGTGCTCAAGCGTGAGGAGTGGGATTTAGCTAAAAATATGTCCAATGCGGTGCTGCCGTTCATACCAAAAGAACCATTCGTGCCTCAAAGCGATAAAGATATTTTCGAGCCAGAAGCCACCTTCTTCGGTCAAGCCATCGTGTCATCCGGCACTTATGAGGGCACGATTGTGGATTTAAAGGCTCGGTTTGATGGGCATAGACTCATTACAAGCAAGGACCATCCACCACACGTTGAACTCTATGACCTTAAAAGCGTTGCTGACATAAGTGATTGCAAGGGAGCATCTTGGAAAGGTAATTGGGCCATGCAATCAGCATTCTACACAGACTTGGCTGCTCATAACTTGGGCTTAGACGTATCGTTCTATTACATTTGTGTGAGCAAGACAGCCCCATACGATGTTAGACGTTTCCGTGTATCAAAAGAAATGCTCATCAAGGGCCGTCAAGAATACACCAAAGCTATTGCAAAATGGTTATGGTACATCAACAACGGCAAGCCACAGACCCAAGAATTTTTTGGGGTCGAAGAACTTTTGGCTTGATGAATGCGACAGTGGCGAAGACCCTGATGAAATTATCGACAACGACGATAGTTTAGAATTCACGAACAACACATAACAAATGACACAGTTTAACTTCAAAGGAGTGTGGATACCGGCATCGGTATTCACCAACGAGAACTTGACCCATAGCGACAAGTTCCTGTTCGCACTTGTACACATCCTCAGCAATGAGCGTGGGTGCTTTGCGACACGTGAAACGCTATCAGCTTACATGTGCCAGAGCATACGTAATACCCAATACTCCATCCAGCGTTTATGCGACCTAGGTTTCATTAGACGTGACCCGGATGGCACCTTATGGGACATTATAACTGTGGCTACAGAGGGTGAAAAAAACTTCACCCCTACCATGAAGAATTCTTCACTTAAGGGGCGAAAAAAATTTCACCCATATAGTAATAAAGGTATAGATATGAATAATAACAAGCCGGACGAGGTTATTGCAGACATCTTTATTCGTTCAAGGGAGGACCTGTCCAAATCATGGGACGCATGGTTAGCTTTGCGTAAGACGAAGCGTTGGACCACCAGCAAGGATTACATCGAAGGATGGGATAAGAAGTTTGCTGAATGGGGTGAGGCTGCAGCCGTCGCAAGTATCAACCAAAGCATGCTACAGGGCTGGCAGGGGCTCTTTGAGCCCAAGAAGGGCAATCAGACCTATGCTACCAAGCCAAAGACCGACACAGACCACGCTAAGGGCTTCTAATCACATGAAAAAAGTAATTCACATGCAGGACTTCCCGGAGTTTGATGACAGAAAATTTAAAGTAAATTTTACTGTATCCTTGTACATCGACGGTGATGAAGCCGACGAAGGCGAGGTGCAATTAATTTCTGCCGACGAATTGGTGTATGATAAAAGATATGCAGACACACCATATGGAATTAAATTTTTATCACCGGATGACCCAGAATGGAAGTTGGTAAAAGATTATCTTACTGACAACGCACCGGCATACATACAAAAATATTTGAAACAAAACAAAACGAACTACAAGTATGAGTAACGAACACAACAAAACAACAGAAGAACTGCAGGAACGTATTAACGTACTGCTCAACGAAAACGAAAAGCTTCGTGCGGAAAGAAATAACCTGCACGACGAGCTTGGTAAGTATGTCGATAAGTTTATCGAGATGCGTTCCAAGTTTGAAAAGCTTGCCGAAGAAGTTAATTTCTTAATGTCTGTCGCAAAGAAAAAATAATTGCGAACCAAAAAAGCTGATAGGCTTGCAATGAAACCTAAGCGTAAGCAGATGTGGGTATTCACCGATAAGTGGGTTGAACTACATAACAAAATAGAACAACTTGAACGTCAGGTATTGTATTGGCAGATTGAAGCTAAATGCGATAACTCACGCTGGATTAACGCTCTCGAAGAAATTGATAAGCTAAGAAAACTAATTAACGAAAAACAAAAATGAGCCACGCACCTAAATGCTACAAGCCCGGCTGCAACAAGCCGTGCAGAGGTAAATTATACAACGACGGAGTTGCAGTTGAATACTGGCCGCTCTGCGAAGAATGCTATCTTGAAGATATTACGAGCAGCACAACAAAAAGATTTAGTATCCTTAAAGTACCGGAACTATTCCGTGATACAGACCCTGGGCGTTTACCAATTTGCTTAGGAGAAATTGCACGTACATGGGAGCCGAACAAAAAAGGATTA